CTAATATAAAAGTATTATACATTTATATATTACACATCAAACAAATGAAAATAAAGATTTTTACAGTAACAAAAGATGAATATGATTTAATTCAAGAGTTTATAGATTTTTACGGTTACATTTTTGGTTACGATAATTTAATAATAATAGACAACGGGTCAACAAATACATCAGTATTAGAGTATTACAATAAGGTTAAATTTGAAAAAAACGTGAATATTGTATTTGAAACAGGTTATGAAAATGGTAAACAAGGAGACCATTTTACAAAATACATGTTGATTGAAAAAAAAAAAAATAGTTGCGACTTTTTATTAGGATTAGATACTGATAATTTTCTAATATTACCGAATGCAGACTCTATTCAGCCACAACAGTATATTAATTATTTTGAAAATTTAAGTAAAACAAATAACAAATTTTTAATACATAGCACTTTTGATAGCATTGTTGATGTTAACTCTAAATTTTATGTAAATAATAAATATTCAAGTCCAGTAAAACAATGTGAAAAATTTTTTAGAGCTGCTACTGTATGCATCAATTTTTATAGATGTAAAAACTTTGTTATGACATGCAATGGTAATCACAGTGGAACTACAATGCCAGACCAACCGCCTCTTATTACAGATTTGATTGTCATGCATTATTGTAATACGGGAATAACTAGACACAAAGAAAGAACAATAAATATTTTAGTTAATTACAAATATATTAATTATATTCATGAATCAAGTTTTGAATCATCAGTTATTAATTATCAGAATATATGTAACGTTGCGAATATGTTGAAAATAGGAAAACATTCTACAAATGGAATTCATAGAATTATTTGGGGATTTACAATGATTTTAAGAGATTTTGTTTATGAGTTATTCAAAATGTATGCAAGTGAAGAATTTTGCACTATTGAAAATATATATAAATGCATGTATTCTAATCAATGTGTTCTACATTACATTAATGATTTCGATATTAAAACTCAATATTGGGATAAAATTGGAGTAGATTTTAATTTTTCACACACACGTAGTGATTATTTTTTGGGGATGTGCGCCAACACTAATTTTATATACAATAGGTGCGAATATACTGCTAAAGCCATGATATCAGATTTTGAATTATTTTTTAAAGATAAAAAAAACAAGGACAATAATATATTTAGTAAAACTGAACTATATACTAATTGTGAAATAGTTCTACCAAATGAAACTTTTCATAAAGACATATTAACGAAATTTTTTAATTGTTTATAATAAAATAAAATAAAATGAAACAAATGATTGTATAATTAATGATAATTTTATATTAATTATACTTTATTATACTTTTTATTCATTAATTCATGAATGTACATTTTACTTTCTAAATTGAAAAACTGTACATGTCAGATTTAAGCGGGCGGCTGGCAAATGAAAGCGCGGGATTTTGAGGTGTTGGCGTTGGAATTGTTTGAGGTTTAAACATCAAGTCGGCGGGTTTCAATAAGAACGCACTCTTGCTAGGACCGGCTTCAAACCACTCGTTGTACACAGCCAAATTACCATCGCGTAAATTCTGAAACGATAGTGCCATTGCCTGACAACCCGCCAAAGACGGCGGCATTGGGTCATAATTATTTACCGACATTGAATCATCTGGTAACACTATCGTCATATACTGCTTGTTAAATGTTGTCAATTCTGTAATGTCTGGACTATTGAGCACATCAAATACTTTCAATATTCTTAAAAAAGCATTGCTCGTAAGATTTGTAATCTCATACATTTTTTTAGCGTCCGGCTGATAAAGCAGCGGATTTGCTTCAACAATAATTACAACTTTACCTTTAAAATTAATCATCGGTTCGGCGCAAATATTTTTCCCATCAAATTCGTGACTGTATTCTGACATTAACTTCCCTTGAAATTTTGAATTTATCGACACAGCCATATCATTCAAAATGTCGACATTATTGGTTTTCAATCTGAAAAGCAAGAACAGGGGGTCATCGGAGTTCGGACACACGGTTGAATTTTTGCTAAATGCAGTTTCTGCAACCGCACTCATAGCTTCGTCAAATGGCACATAATTATACGTTTCTTTAATGCACTTGTCGTCGCTCAAAGACGTTGAAATAATTGGCTTACCCTGGTATCCATACACTTCGAAATCTAAACACCTGCATCCCATCTTTATCACGTGTTTAAGAGCACACGTGTTTACATAATCATTTGAAAAATTCCCAGTTGAACAACAATTGTAAGCAGTTTTTACATAATAGTCTCTTAATAAAAATTGGGATGACGGGTCGGATGAAGCACTTGTTATCCAATTTGAATTCAATGCTGCTGCCTTCTTTTTGTTCAAACGTGCACAGCTTTTTGGAAGCAGTGTATACTTGTAATAAACGTAATATGCCATACACGCCATTATAAAAATAATTAATGTGCACCCGATGATGTGTATCAACATGGTATTCGGAACTTCTCTAACCATATTTTTGTAAAACATGATTTTACTCTGTAGCTCATTTTCAAATTGCTCAATCTTGTCCATCCTGTCTGTGTTTAAAAATATATATTCTAAATCTTATATTTTGTATATATAATAATACAATAATTAATTACTTGATTTAAAATATTAACAAAATTATGAATTACTTCACTGAAATTATTCTTGATGTAAAAATAATTTATATGTAAATTATTATAAATTAATAATAACAATAATTAATAATAATTAATAATAAAGATTTATATATAAATTGGATTTTATTATTTAGAATCAATAATCTTATATATATAGTTTATATCAATACCAACACACACAATCAAAACATAATACACACCATTCATGGCAGGAGGTTTATTAAATTTAGTCGCGTATGGAAACCAAAATGTTATACTAAATTCAAATCCTAAAAAAACATTTTTTAAGACAACATATGCGAAATACACAAATTTTGGCTTACAAAAATTTAGAATTGATTTCAACGGTCAAAGAAATTTGAGAATGAATGAAGATTCTAAATTTACATTTTACATCCCGCGGTATGCAGAATTATTGATGGACACTTACCTTGTTATAACGCTTCCAAATATTTGGAGCCCTGTCTTGCCTCCGACAGCTTGCGGTCAATCGTGGACGCCGTATGAATTCAAATGGATTGAGAATTTGGGAACTCAAATGATTAAAGACATCACAATTTCAGTTGGAGGACAAACGCTTCAAAAAATAACGGGTGGTTATTTGCTGGCACTCGTTCAGCGCAATTTCAATGGAACAGAGCGCGAACTCTACAATCGAATGACCGGAAATATACCAGAATTGAATAACCCTGCATACTCGTCAACCAATAATGGAAGATATCCAAATGCATTTTACAACTACACAAACAACCCGGCAGGAATTGAACCGTCTATACGATTTAGAAAACTTTACATCCCTATAAATGCTTGGTTTACGTTGAGCAGCAAAATGGCATTCCCCTTGGTTGCACTGCAATACAACACGCTTCAAATCGATGTTACGCTTCGTCCTGTGAGAGAACTGTTTGTAATCCGCGACGTTTCCAACGTAAACACGGGAGATAACACGCTGCCATCTTATTTCCCAGAATACACAACACCTAATTATATTCAACCCAATTTCAATGACAATTTACAGCAGTTTTATCGGTTTATTCAACCCCCTCCCAATGTTGAACTTAATTACAGTTCAACGCGAAGCGACTGGAACGCAGACATTCATCTCATGTCAACATACTGTTTTCTATCTGCCGACGAGTCCAAACAATTTGCATCCATGCCCCAACAGTATCTCATCAAGTCTGTTTACGAGTGGAACTATGAAAATGTCACTGGAAGTCGGCGCGTATGGTTACAAAGCACGCTCGGAATGGTAAGCAGCTGGATGTTTTTTTTCCAAAGGAGTGACGCTTATTTGCGCAATGAATGGAGCAACTATTCAAACTGGCCATATAATTATAAACCGGTCGGATTAATTCCAGCACCGCATGATTTAGCACCTGACCCAACATCTATGTGCCCATGGACTCCACCGGTTTGTGACAATGCATCCATTGTCGGATGCTATGGTCCTGGATGGAATCCCGCGTTGAATGAACCCACTGGACTTTTCATGACACAGTCATTTAGTGTCGAAAATCAAAAAGAAATATTATTGAATTGTGGCATTTTATTAGACGGAAAATACAGAGAAAATGTACTAGATGCAGGCATTTATAACTATCTCGAAAAATATACAAGTGGTCGCGGTTCTGCTCCAGACGGACTTTATTGTTACAACTTTTGCCTGAATAATGACCCAAGAGATTTTCAACCATCGGGTGCAATTAATGCAAGCAAGTTTTCAACAATTGAGCTCGAATTTACTACATTTTATCCGCCGCTAGACCCAAGCGCAAATTTCTTGACAATTTGTGACCCCGAAACCAATGTTCCGATTGGTGTGAATAAACCGACATGGAGAATTTATGACTACAATTATAATTTGACCATTTTTGAAGAGAGATTCAATATGCTCACATTTGTGGGCGGAAATTGCGGACTCATGTATGCAAGGTAAAAAATACAATTTACTTATTTATACATTAAATTATATATGCATAAATAAATATTAAATACTAAAAGGTAGTAATTGTATAATTATTTATTTTGTTATGAACAATTTATTGAAAATTATTCATGGGAGCAAATAACTCAACATTCAAAATAAATTATGAAGACATGCAAATGGTATGCAAGTATTCTTACAACAACAATAGTAATAATAATAGTAATAATAATAGTAACAATAATAACAAATATGCAATCATAAACACGCTTGACCCTCTTCACCAGACGTGTTTGATTCCAAACACCATTCCAATAACTGAAGAAGAAGAAGTTATAAATGACATTATCACAAATTCAAAAAAAACAAAAATAATAATTTATGGATTAAACTCGAATGATGAAAAGGTGTATTCAAAATATGAACAACTTGTTAAACTGGGAGTAAAACATGTATATATTTACAGTGGAGGTATGTTTGAATGGCTTCTTCTTCAAGACATATACGGACGCGAATTATTTCCAACAACTTTGAGAGAATTAGACATATTGAAATACAAACCTCGAAAAGTTCTCGATATTTTATGCATCAAAATGTAAATAAGATGCATGTCCAAGTTTCACCAAGTTCATTCGGTCTTCTCTAGAAGGTGGCGACGCCTGATACCAGCCATAATAAATTTCCATATTCTCCCTTTCTTCTGATGTATAATTAAACTGGTTGCCATCAACATAAGTTTTCAAACGATGCATCACTCCGAGCGTCTTTGAAGCGCGCAAATTGTTGATGAAATTATAAATATCCTGACTATAGTTGTAGACATCTGAATCCACTTCTGCATTTAAAATAAGTGTCGGAATTGTAATTTTTGAAGGAACAAAGTTCAACCAGTCGTCATGATATCTGTTGCACTCTTCCAAATATTCAAAACTAATATTGCTTTCCCCAGGTCTATTTCTTTTCTGAATTCTTTTCATGCACACTTCAGTGCTTGCTTTGAAATATATGATGCACGATGGCTGAACCTCTTTTGCAAACTCATCAAACCATCTCGTGTAAATGTCGTACTCGTCCTGTTCGATTTTTTTGGAATCATAGAGCATTTTTGCAAATACGTGCGCATCTGTCAAAAGACAGCGTTCTGTAATAATCAACCTGACATTCGGCGTTTTCAACGCTTGTCTTAATTTTTTCAACCTGGTAATGTATGCCATCATCTGAAACCTGAATGCAAACCGTTTCACATCACTATACAAATTTGTCAAAATAGGAACACCATTTTCATCTTTGACTTCTTCCCATTCACCTGTTGGTTCATCGACAAATATGACAGAATTGTCGTTCTTTCTTTTCAATGACATGATGTATTCATTCAATTTTGCCTTGCCTGTTGTTTTTCCTGAGCCAATATTTCCATCAATCGACACTATCATACACTCTGATGACGATGACGATGACGATGACGATGACGATGATTTTGAATCTTTATACAATGAAGCGGAAGCACCCATTTTAAACTACTATTCAATCTTACAAACTGTTTATATTTATTTTTTATAATCAATTTTTATTTAAATGATAGTGAAGAGGATGGTAATAAATAAAAATTGATTGTGAAATACATCTAAAAAGAAATTGTTATATCACTTTAACCTTCCTACATTTATTCATTCATAAATTCATAAAACACAAAGACGAGTCGAGACATAATGAAAACAGTAAAACCACCAGCATCAGCATCATTCAATAAATCAAAATCGACCCAAACCACTCTCACAATGTTAGATATTGTTAATATAATAAATATTTCAACGTTGCCATCATCATTAATGACGACACATTCTATTGAAGAAGAAGAAGACGCATATGAAGAAAAGGAAGAGCGCGACGACGACGGCGACGACGACGAATATTACAACGATGATGATGATAATGTTGAAATAGAAGAACCAACATTGTCAGATGATGACATGGCAATGTTACATGAAGAAGCATTATTTATAATTGATGAATTTATTAAAATGAATCCTCTATTAATCAGCAATCCTAATTTTGAAACGATGTTGTATGAACACGTACAATCCATATTGAATTTTTCCATCAATTACAGAATGTACGACAATGACAATGACGACTATACCGGCGGCGAAAATGACGATAACTGCAATGAAGACGATGAATGTGAAACCGTCATGTCATGTCAAGTTGAAGAAATCATGAATGTGGCATTGCATGACTATTTCAAATATATTCGCCCAAATCGTTCATATAATAATACATTTATAAGAAAGTCTCCCAACATAGAAAAACTGAAAAAAAAAATAGAATTTTTAGAATCACTTTATCAGCCAGAGCAAAAAACAGATGAATGGTATTCTCACCGTCATGGTCTCATTACTGCGAGTTCGGTATGGAAAGCATTTGGTTCGCCGTCAGTGCAAAATCAGCTTATTTATGAAAAATGCATGCCGTTTGACCCGACAAAATACAGTCGCATAAATACGGAATCATCTTTACATTGGGGTCAAAAATATGAAGTGCTTTCAAAACAATTATATGAAGAAATAAATGGCACAAGAGTTCAAGAATTTGGATGCATTCGACATCCGAATCCCAACTATTACTTTATTGGAGCTTCACCTGATGGAATAAATGTGTGTCCGTTGTCACCGCTTTACGGTCGCTTGCTTGAAATAAAGAATGTTGTATCTAGAGACATTACTGGGATTCCAAAGGAGGATTATTGGATTCAGATGCAAGTTCAAATGGAGGTTTGTAACTTACCTGAATGCGATTTTGAAGAAACTAAATTTACTGAATATGAAGATGAGGATGCGTTTAATGCGGATTCAGACGAAACAAATGATGCTTCAAAATGGAATTATAATTTGGATGGAAAAAGACGAGGGGTTATTGTGTATTTCGCAAAAGATGAAAAACCGTTTTACCAGTATGCTCCGTTGAACATTACAACCAAGGCAGATTTTGATGCGTGGTTTGAAGAAACCATAAACACGCATGATAACTTAACTTGGATAAAAAACATTTACTGGCGCCTTGAAGTGTACAGCTGTGTTCTTGTTTTGCGAAATAAAGAATGGTTCAAAAATGCAGTTGTAAAAATAGAAGAATTATGGAAAACAATTGAAACTGAAAAACAAACCGGATTTGAGCACAGAGCTCCTAAAAGAAATACAAATACAAAGAAGGAGAAGGAATATAATTCGGAAGGGGTTATGGGAACAACACAAAGAGTGTGTCACCTCGATTTAAACATTTAGCGGAGGGGTGTCATAGGGGCGTGCGTAATGCTTGGCACGCCTTGGTTTCCCCGGTTCAACAATTGTTTCCATAAATATCCGATGGGGCATCGGCATCAAACGCATAAACATTGACGCGCGTATCTTTTGATGAAAAGGGAATCATTGGAGGAAAGTGTGGAATATTAATTTTTTTATTTTCGTATAATGTTCCGCACATGTTTGCAGGGCTACAGGTTCCGTTGTTCGGTGTTGCCCAGTAACGAACATTGTTTGTTCTTTGAAGATAACTACTTGGGAAAATGGGATAAAATGCCGACATGGACCTACTATCTAAATCCGATAATCCTGGTTCTTTTTTAAGAGGATAGTCTCCTTGTAACAACGGTTTTGTTACACTAGTTGGAAATTCGGCTGGTTGAAGAAGATGCGAAACAAAATTCTCTCGAACCGGTGTAAAAAAGAAGGAGCCAATGAGCGCCAGCAATAATGCTAAAATTAAAAATAAAATATTGTCTGTTTGACTTGTCATATCTGATATAGTTAATGAGATATCGTTATAAGTATTATAATATAAATATATAATTAAAATATATTATAATATTCATTTTTTTTAATGAAATAATGAATTAACGAAATAATTATATTCAAATCATTCAGTTTGGCACAACATCTGCTCTTTGTTTGATGCACTTGTCGTCTACGTGAAACGACGGAATGTCTTTTGTTTGTGGCACAATAGATAAAATGCACTTTGCTTTATGTCCGTAAAGCGGCTCAGTGCATCCTTTTTCTTTTTTTTTTGCAAAATTAAATATTTTTGGAGGCGGGTCATTTTTTGTACATCTTGACCTAAAATGCTCATATCTCTCGCGAACATCACAATAAGATAATCCTGATTTTTTATCTAAACGTTTATTTACAATTTCATGAAGACGATAAATGTATTTAGAAAATGTTTCTCTTGACTTCAAATGGCAGTCACGAATCGGATTTGCTTTCAAATTGCTTGTTAAATTCATTCGGCAGTATTTGCATGGTAGTACATACCTTAGACTATACACAAAATCGGAGTAATGTTTTTTGTCTTCCGCTGTGGGATTTACAGGATAATTGAAACTCATTGTGTGTAAAAAGTGCCACATTGGAGGACCCCAAACTGATGTGAGCATTCCGTCTCCGCTGTTGTAATCATTTTTAGTAAATACGTACGAAGATGAAGACTTTTTTTTCGTTTTTTTATTTTGATTGATTACAATGTGTCTTTTATTTTTATATTTTGTTTTGTTTTTATTTTTTTCAGAGTGATTGGTCATAACACGCGCGCTTTAATCGTTATATTGAGACAATATTAAATTTTTTCATGAAAAAATAATATAATATTCGTAAGTAAAATAATTTTATTGTCTAATTATAATATATTGTTTATATTATAGAAACATATAGCAAACTAATAAAAAATACAAGAATGTCCATTTCAGCAAAATCTGTCAAAACAACATTGGAAACAATCTATTCTAAACGACACCTTCTAGTAATGTTGCTAATCGCGTGTTTGTTTATTTGGATTGGTGTCTACGTATACAAAACATACGTAAGTTCATATTTAGGTTCGTCATTAGAGGGGTATGCATCTGGTATGGGAGACAACGCTCCCCCACCCTCTGATGATGAAAGAACTGCAACACTTTACATGTTTGGAACGAGTTGGTGTCCGCACTGTAAAACAGCTAAACCAATTTGGGAAGAATTTATAAAAAACAACCAAAATTTAAAAGTTGGAAATTATAGCATACTTTACAAAAGTGTCGACTGTGACGCAGACCCCGATGGTAAACAGCTTGCAGATAAATATAATGTAAAAGGATATCCCACATTCAAATTGGAAAGAGGACCCGGAGATGTTGTTGAATTTGAAGCAAAACCAACGCACGACAATTTTACCAACCTTCTTCATACATCCCTCACTTGAAGGAAGAGAACCTACGGTTCTCCTTTAACCTCTCCCTTAAATGTCACATTTGACATGTGACCGGTATATAACTCGTTAAGATGAGGCTGGCACTGGGGGATGGAGAGGCGTAGGTAGAGGGGGTTAAAGGGGGACTAAGTCCCCCTTCCTTCTTGTGATTATAATTTTTTTCTTTACAGGTTCAGTGCCTTTAGGCATGAGTTCTCCGATTACTGACACTTGCTTATCATTCAACTCAAATCGCTGACCTATTACGCGAACACAAATGTAATCCTTTTCATTCACCGAATTAAAGTATGAATTTGATGAGTGATGGTCGCGCGACACATAAATAATGACTGGCGACTTCTTTTCATCTAAACTTGTAAATGCGCGGATGCCTGCTTGCGTGATATTTTTAGCATAACAGCAAATTCGCATGCCTTCAACCGGACAGCAAATGCTGCATTCAAAAACAACCTCAAATTCAACATATTTACTTACAAGTGTTCCACTAGAGAATTTTATAATTTTAATAGAATCCGGCTTTACGTAGCCTTCTACAATACACTTGCCTTCCATTTTGGCAGAAATTGTATTTTTTATTGTCGTTTCCACATTTGAACCAACTAGAATAAATGGAATGACAACCTTGGTTGACAGTATTGTCTTTGAATATAATTCAGTCTCTTCCACGACATCAACAGATGCCGAAGAAGAAGATTTTTTTTGTATAAGTGACGACGACAACGATGACGATGACGATGACGACATTATATAGTATATATAATATACTCTATTATATATTCTTTATATTATCTATATTTTTTTTCAATTTTTTCATAAAAATATATTTAATGAAAAATATTAAATAGTTATTCGTAAAATATGAATAACAAGAGAATATGGTTACAACAACAACATTGATTATTTTAAAACATATACTTTTATTATTCTTTTCATACACATCCAATTTTTTTCTTGTACCTCCTGAATATTTTTTTACACCACCCCCACATCCACATGCGCATCCACGCGCACATGTTACTTCCGGCTACAGTCCAGCTACTTGCAATGTTACAAATTACGATTTTACCTTTATTTATGATGATACATACAGCGCATTTAAAGTGCACGGTTTATGGGCAGAACAGTGTTCAGAATGCGTAACGTGTGGGTACCCTTTTTGCTGCAACGCGATAAATATGACTTATGTGTATCCCAGCAAACCAAACCAAATTGCATTTTTGAATGCGCAATGGTACAATGCTACAACACATGAAGAATGTTCAAGCAACCGCGACACTCACACTCACACTCACACTCACACTCACACTCACACTCACACTCAGTTGTCAACAAAATCAGAATCACTAGTATCGCTATTTGAACATGAATTTTTCAAACACGCATCATGCAGTCCAATGAGAGTAAGCGCATCTGATTTTGTAGACCAGGTTATGCAACTTTATACATTGTATTATAACACACACGTGGAAAACCAGTGTTCTGGCTACAAGCAACTATGGCTAAATCTTGACAGCAACTTTCAATACAACAATGTCACTAAATGTTTATAAAAAAATCAAATGTAAAAAGAATGAGAATGCTTACATTTGATTTGATTTAATGAATGAATTATATAGAATATATAGCTTCAACCATGTTAAGATTCCATCTTTTATTATTCAACTTTACGTCATTGTAAAAATGGAGAATAATTTCTTGCAATATGCAATACGATATTTGAGTAAGATTTGGAGGTATTTCAATCGATTGTTTAAAATTATATTGTTGTAAAATATCTTGGAGCGTGCGTTTTTTTGTTGGAGATGTGCTGCAGACACTTCCGCGATTTTGGTTTTCTTTCACTTTAAACACAACGCCATCTTTGAGAGATTGCGGAAATCCTACAAATTGTGCAAACTGTGTTTTATCAATCTTAAAAATACTTGTCAATTTATTGCGCTCATCGCTTGTTAAATCGCTTTGATTGAATGCGCTCCATTCATTCGCTTTATTTTTCTTGTAATATATTGAAACGTCTCTCGATGCAGGTGCAGATGCGTCTTTTAAAGGAACGAATAAATACGAACCAGTGTCACCTTGAAGCACTGTAATAAACTGATTGAAATATTTTAATATTTTTTCAACGCACATCGGCGCATGAATATCTGCCACATACTTTGCTTCTTCATATGCTATCTTCGTTGTCAAAACCGCTTCCTCTTTCAGTTTTTTTGAAATATCTTCAATATGATTCAAATTTGTTATCAATGAATTCATTTCGCTAAATGTTAAACGGTCCATTATATGAATAAAAATATACGAATATACATCGTCCAAATCTAATACTCTTTCAATAACATTTATCATTTCATTACAATAAATATACCAAATTCTGTCTCTCGAAATCATTGGTATTGTGCCTGAAATTAATTTTAACGCAGGGTCTTGTGCATCTGCGATATCATTCTTTATTTTTTTACTCAGTGATGTGTTAATAGCTAAATTATAAGTGTATGATATACTTGATATAATATTTTTCACGTTATCATATTCTCGACTCTTGTCTTCTTTTTCACCTCTTCTCTCGCCATCACCCTTCTTCCCCAATTTACTTGACTTTTCTGATTGCGTCACTTTCACATTTATTTTATCACGTTTAAAAGGAATTGGTGTGCTTCTTTCAAATACGCTAATCGTCTTATCGTTCAATTCAACCGGTTGAAAAAGATAATAATCTCCAATGTTTATTAAATTTCCATATTTTCCATAATAATCAGATATATATTCATTTTTATCATTTATCATTTGTGTAAGTGCAAAATTAATTTGTAGCTCCGAATACGTTTTTATACGATTTATAAAATGAATCAAATCTACTTTGGTATAAAAATGCCTTTCTTTGAATGCGGACTTTATTATTCTGATAATATTTTCAACATTCATTAAAATAAATGTTTCGTTGAATGTTCCCATATTAACATCTTGTTCTTTTATTTTAGCGCCCGGAGTGCACCCGTATTGACAACTTTTCATATAATCACACGTGGATGTAAATGGTTTATCGCCTATTCTGTAAACAATGTTAGCACCTGTAGATAATAATAATTCTATTTCAGTGTCAATATTTTCTTCTGTAAAACTACCCTGATTGATATTCAAAATGCAGTCAACAGAAGATTCTTTCAGTACTCTACTAACCATGCCCATTTTGACCGCTTTTGTTTCAGAAAAACGATACATTGCTAAATCTGCCGATTCTTTCCCGCTATCCAAAATGCTTGAATGAAGAAATATTTGAACATTTCTTTTATTGAAAGGCAATTTTTTATGGCTGCACGTTCTTACTCCACGACCTATAATTTGTTCAATTGCACTCATGTTGTACCACGGGTCCATTATGTGTATTTGGCGAATATTTTTCAAATCAACGCCCTCCGACCCTGATTTTGAAATAATGACAACTTTACATTTTGAACCGTCAACATTTTTATCTGAACGAAGTGCGTTAATTTCAACATCGTTATTCGGAGAAATGGATTGATTGCCCGTAATTAATGCATATTTCAACCCGTTTGATTTTGTTGAAGAGGCGCTCGAAAAAAATGACTTTGATGATGCATTCTCATTTTTATATCTTGTAAATCCCAACTCTTCTAATGCAAGCGCCATTGGAATCACCCCACTCTCAATAAAATACGTGTATATAAGAACAATTCCTTCACAAAATGTACTTTTAGATGGCGATTTTTTGTTATAACTTGAAACAATATTATCGCATATAGATTTGATTTTTGAACTATATTCTCCAATATACTCTGGTGAAAAAATTCGAATCTTCGGATTTCTATACGAATATTGACCCTTTTCTTTTTTCATAACATTTAACAAACCTCTCTCCCCGTAAGCGTATTCTAATTCTTCTTGGTCATCATTCTTGTAAGGGTACGTCATGTTTAATATTTGTCGAAATGAAATCAAATCATTAATGGTGTATCCTGAAAGTGCGCTATTGTCGCCAATATCGCCAATCTCGAGATAGTCTTCATTTCCAGCATCTCCCTCACCACCCCCCTTTCCTCCTCCAACGTCGCCAATATTCCTCCTTCTTATTTCCGGTTCTTCTTCCATTTTTTCCAGTTTTCTTTCATACACATCATTTTGATGTTTTCCAACTTTTGTAACATAAACGTCAACGTGTTCTAATCCAGGAACCGTTGTTTTACCATCAAACGTAAGTTTGGGATACGAAATGCTCCCTCTTGTTCTATTTTCTCCGTGATATATTTCTTGCTGCTTCAGTGCGTTGCTTTTAGAAAACTGCGACGGAAAAATACGATATGGAAATGTATACGGATTTTCACCTCTAACATATGATACATATCCAATGGATGCCTCTTTCAATAATTCTCTTCCCACTTGTTTTCCTTTCACAACTAAAAGATTATTATCAGAATCAAACAAGTCGCTTGAATAAATCCGAGGACGTCTATCATTAATTCGCATTAAATTCAAAAGCCATACAATTTCTTTCGGTTCGTTGAACATTGGCGTTGCTGATAAAAACAATAATCGCAAATTTTCTGCATATTTAACAAGATTCAATAAATAAGCTGCATCTTTGTTATTAGATTTTAAATTATGAACTTCGTCAATAATTATCAATCTGTTATTAAAATATTTTTTCAGCCTTTTGATTCCTTCATGAGTTATTTTCAATTTTAATTCATCTTCCTCATCCTCGCCTTCTTCTTGTTCTTCTTCCTCTTCCTCACCTTCTTCTTCTTCTTCTTCTTCTTCTTCTTCCTGTTCACCTTCTTCTTCCTCGCCTTCTTCCTGTTCCTCACCTTCCACGCCTTCTTCTTTTTCTTCTTCTTCCTCGCCTTCCTCTTCTTCCTCACCTTCTTCTTCGCCTTCTCGTTCTTTAACACCTTTTTCAGAAACGTTAGACTTTTGTATAATTCCTTCTCCACTAATTAACATTCTTATTATAGACGAGAATTTTTGATACCCGAAAAATAAATATGATTTTTTTATTATTTTATCAATCTGTTTCTTTATTTTCAATTTTATCTTTTCTTCCTCAAGCGGATTACCGATTCCATTACTATCATCATCAAACAAATGCAAGTTTATTTCTTTCAAATACTTATTTCCAGTACAACCGCTTATTGTCCACTTTCCTGCTTCATTTCGATGCAACTTACTTACATCAAATAATTCCTTTTTAAAATTATTTTTTACGTTTATACTTGAAATAACAATAATTTCTTGTTTTATTCCCATCTGAGTCAAATAATCTCTCATATTTTCAGATATTCCAATAGCAGAACACGTTTTACCGGAACCTAGACCATGATACAATAGTAAACTATTATATGGTGTTTGAAATGACATGAAATTTTTTACAAAATATTGATGCTGTTGCAGTTCATATGTTGCATTGCACATTTTATCGGCATGTTCTATAAGTTCTTCGTTTCTGTATATTTTTTCAGTATTCATTGTATCATAAAACTCTTTTTTTTCTGATATTTTTACATTGAAATTTTCATCATTCAAATCGGGATAAAGAAAATCATTTGCATCTGAAGTTTCATTTTTGCGTGGAATTATTTTTATTTTTTTTTTTGCTTGCACTTCTACTACTTCCGCTTCCTCCACAGGTGCAGGTGACTCCTCACCAATAACCCCTTTTGCCTTTTTCGGTTTTATTTTTATTTTCATCATTTTCTTTTTTTTTGAAGCACACCGATTTTTTTCGGTTTTGTAACACTCTTCATCATTTGCAGTGGCACTTTCATCCGGATTGTAAACACACCTTTCAGTTTCTTTATTGTATTTGCAAAACAATTCAGACGACTCGGAAGGAGCAACAACTGTGGAAGCAATCGCAGAAGTTTCAGCAGTAACCATTTTCGGTTTTATTTTTATTTTCATCATTTTCTTTTTTTTTGAAGCACAACGATTTTTTTCTGTTTTGTAACACTCTTCATCATTTGCAGTGGCACTTGCATCAGGATTGTAAACACACCTTTCAGTTTCTTTATTGTATTTGCAAAATACTCCTTCTTTCCCTTTTACTTCTTCTTCTTCTTCTTGTATTTCATCTTGTTTTTTGGGTGATTCGCTTTCCATGATAAATGTTAAAAATAGTTAATTATTAATAAAAAAATATAATATAATATAAACAAATAATATATTATAGATTTATACCATTATAAATCGTATTTTATTAATTGTAATAATTATTTCACTATTTAATTGATGAAATAATTATATGAAAAAAAATCAACTTCACATCATGTTGCATATTACAAACTTATTCAAAGTATTATTTATACTTGTAATTATATTTTTTTTTTCAATGTTATATGGTCGAATAATGTCCATACATTCTTTGTATGATAACCATTTCATATTTTTTACTTCTGACTTTTGATACTCATTTTTTTGCATTGTGTCTCTGCTCATGTATGACAAATAATATTTATTTTTATATGATTTTATGTTTGACCCAATAAATATTTCTTCAAATGGAATCACATTGTTTATTTGCTTCAAACTAAATTTGTCATATCCAGTTTCTTCTTCAAACTCTCTAAATCCACAATCTAAATCTTTTTCTTGATGGTTCCTGCGACCTTTTGGAAATCCCCATTCTGCCGTTTCCCACCTTGTTGTTGATGAAGAAATGAGAGTTTCTAAATTATATTTTACACCTGTGGACATCTCAACTCCATTTTTTAATTGTAAAAATTTATTTTTTGATATCTGTTCTTCACCTCTGTATTGTATTCCAGAGTACTCGCCCCACAATGATGACCATAACTCATTAAATGGTTTCGTTAATATATTATTTTTTTCATATATTGTCATTTCATCAATAATATTTTTAATGTATTGATAATTGTATACTGAATATTTTCCGCGAATGAATTCAACAAAACCAAAACTATCAGTCCTTTGAATCATCAAGTATTCATATTTATTTTCAGGTTCGCATTCGAATTCACACTCCTCGCCTTCGCATTCTTTGTTTTCCTGTTCTAATTTTTCATATTCGCTAGATTTTCGAAATGCAATTACACCTATACTTGTAATTGGAACGCTGCAATTTGAATACATGTGACCATTTTTACCACAATTATTACAATAATTCCCGCCGCCGCCGCCACTGCCGCCACCGCCGCCACCGCCGCCGCCACTGTTGCCATCATTCACAAATTTTTGCATCATTGTCTAATTTATTTTTTTTAATATCTTTGAATAATTTTTGGTTATTAGTTATATGTAAAACATGAAATCTTTTTATATTGTTTGAATACAAACACACAACACAAAAAACGGAATAAAACGCACCAATTACAAAAAAATATGACAACAACTAGACCCACTCCATCTTTAGACTCAACCGTTTGGGGACCGCATTATTGGTTTGTGTTACTTACAATGGCAACATCCTATCCTACAAATCCGAATGATGTTACAAAAAAAAAATATTATGAATTTATTCAAAATTTACCATTGTTTATGCCATCCAGCGCTATTGGTAACAATTTTAGTAAATTATTAGACGCATTTCCAGTTACTCCATACCTCGATAGCAGAGACTCATTCATTAAATGGGTTCACTTTATGCACAATCGAGTCAATGTGTCATTGAAAAAAGAAGAAATATCACTTCATGATGCTTTGGAAATTTATTACAATAACTACAAACCCAAGCATGTTATTGCGAGAGAAAAATACAAACATTGGCAAAAAATTGTTTTTATCATTATTGTAATGTTATTTTTGGGATTTATTAAATACAATATGAGTAAATCAAATTGATTTGTTGTATAATTATAATTATATATTTATCAATGTGTATTTTTAGGTTTCAACCCAAAAAAACCGCCATATTCTAACTCCTTAATTGTATTAAAGTTTTTTATATTTTTTTTATGAATAAATAAAATGTGCCAAACTTTTTACATGTAAACTATCATTTTGTATGAAGGCTTAGATATTTTTGTATCCAAGGACATAATTCGTCCCGATAGGTTGGTTGGTCCACCATTTGAGCCTTCAACTGTCCATGTTTCAAAAGGTATATTCAGATATTAGGTTGTTCATATTTTGTTTATATAAATTATATATATTTATGTTGAATGTTTTCAAGATTTAATTAAACATATATACATAAAATAAAATATGTAGTAATGGTATAGGCAAGTGAATTTAAGATGACCGATGCGGATTTGAAGTCCATGATGGAAAAATCAACATTAGAGGCGAAAGAATGGATAAAAAACAATTCAAGACATTTAGATGAACTCGATGAATGGTTAAATACTGAAGTGAAAATAGGCGATACCGGTTCCAATAAATATTACGATGGCGACATACGTGAGTTAATTCACGTGCTAGGGATGCAGCACCATATTATATGTGAGTGTATCAAAAAAAAAATAGGGGAAGAACCGTTAAATGTCCAGCATTTTATTGGGTATCGACATTTTACACCTGGTGATAAAGTTACTGCACAAAATTTATCAACTCTATGCACTGCGATTTACAAATTAGATGAAGACAAAGTGAAATCACTTCGTGATATGTTATGTTTGAGGAACGGACAAATTCAATTTGACTTCAAAGCATGGCGCATACTAATCGATGACGCAAGAGCAGCGAAAGGGTATTTGAAACACATCGGCACTTCAGCTTCGGTTAGCCCATGGTATAGACGGGCGGAAACTGAGGGAGGCGGGCGAAAATTATCACGCCGTAGAAAATTCAATCCAAAATCGAAATCGAAGCACAAGCATAAGCGGCGCAGTTATAAGAAAAGTAGTTATAGAAGACAAAGACATTAAAATATAAATTTATATATATTATGTTGAAGTTCAATTTTTTTATATTAATTTAATATTTGTATAAATATAGGCAAACTAAATATTAAATTATTAAAAATTACGACAATTATAAAAACAAAATTAGATGTCAATAACAAAAAAAAGAAAAATGTATATGACCGGAGGTATTCCTATATATCCAGGAGGATTTAGTTGCGTATTTAAACCCCAACTAAAATGTAAATTGAAAAATAAAAATAAAACGCGAAGGAATAAGTATTCATATAAATCCGATAAAACTGGTATATCAAAGTTGTTATTTAAACAACATGCAAAACTGGAAATGGATAATATTCAATTATTTTACAATGCTCTAAAAAGTATTCCAAAATCACACAAGTATTTTCTTTTTACAAAATCGAAACTTTGTTCACCTGCAAAAATATCAAAGCGCGACCTGAAAGGATTTGACAACATGTGCTCAAGTTTCACAAGTCATGACATAAATGAATCAAATATAAATGCAAACATTGATAATTTGCGATTAATAAATATGCCGAACGCCGGTCTTTCGGTAAACGAGTGGCTATTAAACACGCGGCTGACAAGTGCGCGAATCATTCTTTTTAATAAAATAATGTCAGAACTTATTGTACATGCGATTGTCCCAATGAATAAAAAGGGTGTAATTCACAATGACATTAAAGAAGATAATATTCTAATTAGCGGGTCAAAAACGAACCCACGACCCACCATCATCGATTGGGGAATATCCGGCATATCTACATCACATGACCCCATTCCAGAAATAATTATGAACAGGTATATTTCGATATCAAACCCGTTTAGCAGCATTATTTTTACATCTGATTTCATATTGAACTATGGCGCATTTTTACAAACGCATAACAATCCATCATCTCCTTCTTTTCGTAAAGAACTGTCCTCATTTGCGCTTTCACAATATTTGAAATTCAAAGAAATTGGACACTACTCATATGTTGAACGATTTTTTATTTCCGCATACACGTTCCAAAAAGGAAATGTCATGGTCATGAATGAAGCGGATTCCCGCCAAATTATTGAAGACACATACCACAAATACGCAGCCGCATATATTACAGACGTATTATTACATTTCACCGAATTTGACAACAATTCAGGAATCGGCAGATTTCAATACGCGAAATATTTTACTCAAGTTTATATATTCAACTGCGATATATGGGGAAGCATGTGTTGCTACAATGTCTTTTTTTCAATTGTAAAAGAACCTGCAACAATTCAATACATCAATCCTGTAAAGTATTTTAAATTTCTTACACGACTTTTATCCATATTTACAACAGAAATAATGGTAAATGGTCATGAAAAAGTAAATGTTAAAAAATTAGTTGCGTCTCTTACTAATTCATTTCATTAGAATGAGTTTACACAAATTGAGCATAATACGATGAGGTAATAATAGAACTTTTGTGATGAGGCATACCGTCATCATCATCATTGAGAGATGACACACAGGGAACGCAACTTGAAGATGAAGATGAAGATGAAGATGAATTTCTAGCAGTAACAATGTCAACCGCATTATTTATAATGTCATTTACAACTGTGTTCACGGTTGCAGTCAAAACTGCATTGTTGATAATCTGATTGACAATTTCATCCACACTCGCATTCATATTATTCATATTATTATCATCTGCATTATTTTCAAATGTTTTTGGAACCGGAACCGGAACTACTGATTGAACCACTACCGCCGCCTTTCGCGTTTTTATGATAACATAATCATCCTCATCAAATTCAAATTTTTTTTTATTTTCATCTGCGATTATGTCATCGATTATCGTTTTTTGAAGTTGCACTTTTTCCTCTAAATATTCTTTGACTCCAGATGAGTAACTTGCAGAATAACTCAACACATTATTTACAACATTTACCACGTGATAAACACCCGCGATTAAATAATATTGAGTATAATATAAATATTTATTTTCTTCTTTTTTTGGTTTTTCATCCTCTTTTTTCATCATCTGTATATTATTTTTATAATAAAACCCTTTATTTTATTAGATTTTTAACTTTATATAATAAAATAATATATTTATTAATATTTACACTAGATGTTTATTGACTCTAATTACGCTTCTTATAACTACGCTTTTTTGTATTCGTTTGCTTCTTATAACTACGCTTTTTTGTATTCGTTCGCTTCTTAGTACTTCGCTTCTTACCGCCTCTTTTACGGGGGGGGATGGGGATGGGACTAGAAGGGGGAGAGCGACCATCTTGAGCAGCAGCGGCTTGAGCAGCGTATTCATTATCAACAGCAGCATAAGCATCCATCATTGACATCGGACCCCTTATCATCATAGCCTGAACATCAACACTTAAATCACTTCTAGGTTGACAATTAATTTTGTTTTTTCTTAATCTTTTAATTGTTTTCACAAGTTCACTATCACCATCCTGTTCTTCTTCAATATCTTCATAATAGTCATAATGTCTATTTTGTACGGAGCCACTACTTCTGTCTCTGTCTCTTCTCATACTAGTTATGTCTCTTCTCATAAATTTACTCTGAATAGGCAGAGAATATTTACTGTAAGGTTTACATACCCAACCGTTCTCCATCATAAATTGTATATCAGACTCAATTTGTTGTTGTTCCATTTTCCTAAATAATGTATATATATATATACATATATACATATAAATATTTTTCAATCCATCACCATGAATTGAAAAATAAGTATTGAAAAAAATATAAATTGAAAAAAAAATATATATATTTATTTTTTGTAGTTTACAAGATTCAAGACATTATAACATGGAGACTGTCGCCACCAAGGCGACCGAAGGAGCAGCACAACCAGGACAAAAAGAAATCATGACAAAAAACAGCTTGGACAGTTTCAGAGAGAAATGAATGAAGCACTCAGCAACAAACGCACCGATGACATGCGCCAAATGGTGTACGGCAACTCCGCATTGATTTCGACCACACGTGAAAAGGGCATCATCACCATGACGTTGCGTTTTGCAATTCAAGAGCGCGACGACGCTTTAATTGCATCATTGCTCGGTCGCCTATCGATGAAGCGCGACTTTTTCGAATTGATGGTTTACAAAAGCGACCCAGTGTACAGCGCACAATTATTTGAAACGCACATTGATGTTGCCGTGTTGGAACCCAAAGATATTCGATTCATGATTGAAAACGGTCTGACATTCTTGCTTCGTCATTTGGACGGCAAATTTCTGCATGATGCAAGTGGAACCAAATCTGAATTTGACAAGTCTTCGACTCTGCGTCGCTACTCGCTTCAAAATTGCAGTCACTACATTGAAAAAATCATAAAAGTCGTTGAGAGAAACGTGACGAAAGCCATTTCTGAAGATGAAAACAAAAAAAAGAAAAGTCACCTTCCTCACGACGTTGTGAAAAAACTGCAAACAACTTTCGCCGCTTACGATGTCATCGTTGATGGCGGAAGCGTTCTACATTCACGAAATGGTCAGCCCAATCCAAATGATTTGCGCAAAATGATTCAACTCTTGAAAACACGCGGACATTCGCCGCTTGTTGTCATTCACGCATCGCACACCAACGTGAAACTAAATCCGACATATGCCCCGGAAGTGAACAAAATTCTTCAACAAGATGGTTGTACTTTCATTACAACTCCGTCGGGTTTAAAGTTAAACGATGACCTCTTCATTCTGCTGGCATACTTGATTCGTACAGACCACGCACTTGCGTGCAGCATTGTCACGCGCGACACATACACCGACCACATGGACACATTCAAAAACCCACAAAAAAATGTGTCGGATGATTTCGGCAAATATCTGGCAAACGATTTGATTTCATTCACGAATGATGCATTCGGCAATATGCATGTTCCACCCACTCAAACAAAACCATTTTCAAATTGCATTCAAATCGTCGAGCCGCATGCATACATTCCACTCTTGCCCACAACACCCAACATGCCACACCCTGAGTTTAGTCAAATACTTTTACAATAAAAGGTTGTATATCATCGTATTGAAAAACAAATTAAAAATAATGAAATAAAAAATATAAAAAAATTAAATTCATTTTTTTATATTTACTCGTTAATTATTATTTCATTTATGTAATAAATCATTCATTTTTTTTGGATGATATAACATAATGGAGCGCGGATTGTAAAAATATGTTCCATCTATAATGCCATCTGTCCTTCCAATACTTCTTTCTGTGCATGCGTATTCATTTACAAGTATATTTGTTTTATTATAACATAAAATACCTGTGAATAGTCTCTGACAAACATATTCAATATAAATTTTTTTACATGACAAGGATAAAATATTTTCATTATCATTCACATTTATTATAATATAACTTATTAAATCATCTGTCAATTGTTCTAATGCATTATTACTTATCCAAAATATTGTACCACCAATAAAATCCATCCAGTCTTTCTCCAAGTGTGGAAACATGGAACAGAGTTGTTCTAATCCTTGTATGTTTTGTATAAAATCCAAATCATAACATTTAGGAAGACAACATGACTGTGGACCAACAAAACCAATGTCATTTATTATTTTAAAATAATGTTGTAAAATGCAAAGATTGTTGTAATCAACTAAAGGTCTGATGACTTGTTTCCTCCATTCAAAATTATTTTCTGTGGGATTTTCTGATATTTTTGTATGCAGTTTCAACACATAGTCAGTTTTAAAATGTGTTCGCATATATTTGATGCATTCTAAAAATGGATAAATATCAGTACCTTTATTTTCAATTTTCAATGTAACAAATTTTGAATTGATAGACTTCAGTTTATTGTCCAGTGTACTATTTTGATTCAACGTAAATATAACATTTACATTTTTAAAGACTTTATTCACGTCATGAATATATTCTAAAAACTCATCCAACAAATTTTCATGAAACAAGTGTATTATAATAGTTATATTTATTTCACTTACTATTTCACGTTTACATTTTCTACCCTCTTTTTTTCCATATACATTCCAATGCGAAAGAGCTTCTTCTTTGTTTAAATTTCTTAAATCTGGATGTATTGCCAAGTAATAATTGTAATCAAACTCCTCATCCATTATTATATAATAATAAAGAATAAAATTGACAAATTTATTTAACAAATGATTAAACGAATTTATTTAGGAATCAATAATTTATTTTTTTTATATTTAATATTATAATTAAATAATATTATACTAAATATAAAAAATAAATGCCTAAAAAATCATCAAAATGTGTTAAACAAACCCAGAAAAAATACACAACAAGGTCCTCTCCTCCTTTTCCTGCAAATGAATGTAAAAATCAAACAAAAAAAGGTAACAATGGAAAATTCTTTAAATCAGCTGTAGATAAAAATGGTGTTTACAAATGGATTGCACTTAAAATAACAAATAAAACTAGACGAAAATAATTTTAGGGGAACATGCGGCTGTTCAAAGCAAATATTAATAAATTAAATATTATTAATATTATTAATATTATAATAAATACATAAATACACATCAATTATGAAATTCAAATTTGAATTCATTATTTTTATCATCACTGCTGCATTAATTTTGAATACTTATCATGACGGTAAATACTTCAAGATGGTTGAGACAGCGAATGCGAGAAAATATATTAAGATGGCAACGTTTGGATTTTTCGGATTATCCATGTATTTATTTTTGAAAAAGAATCCGGCAAACTCTCAAACAATTATGCATCATGCGAATGAGTTGATTAAATATATGCCTATCAGCAGAGAATCGGCAGATATGCTGACCCCGTTCTTCGACATGACGAATAAACGCGCATTTTTCGGCGGCAACAACAACGGAAATGACGATGAAGCAGAAGACTGGTCTAATACAACTACATCTAAGCGACAACAATACAACATAAACAAGATGATGAGCTCAGGCGGAAATTCAGGGATGGCGACGAATGGTAATGGTGTCGGAGTCGGAGTCAAAGCCACAAAACGAAGCGTTAGCGAATCAAAGAAAAAATTTGTGGCTGCTCAACAGTCATGGAAATGCGGCGACTGCAAGCGGCAACTGCCGAGCTGGTTTGAAGTAGACCATAAAATTCGCCTTGAAAACGGTGGTTCCAATGCAGTAGATAATTTAGTGGCATTGTGTCGAGATTGTCACGGGAAAAAAACAGCATTTGAAAATTTTTGATTTATTCATTTATGTCATTGGTTTGTTTGTTTGTTGTGAATATTTAATTATATAGTAAATAATATATACAGTAAAATATATTATTTATTTTATTTTATTTAATGAACGCTGGTCAATCAGAAATGTCAACGACAATGAAATTTTTTCTACTAGCAACGGTATGTATTATTGTAAACATTATATTGTACTTGTTTGAAGACAAATGGATTGGTGGTGTATTCAGTGGTGCATGGTTACTCGCAACACTCTTGATATTCGGTTATAATAATTGGTTTAATTTAAATGTAACCGACTACAGCATTACAACCTTATTACGAAAATATTTTTTGCCAATACTAACATATCTAGCATGGATAGGCGTCATTTACTGGTGGATAACAGCACAAAACGATTTAAGCGAGAATCCAGACCATAGTCAAGTTTCCAGAAATTTTGCAGCCGTTATGACCTTTTTCATTCCTGTTTTAGCTGGAATAGTAACATTTTTTTCAAAAAAATATGCAGGTGAAGGTGTGGGTTGGGCAATTGTAATCAGTTTAGGTTTGCTATTTCTTGGCTCCTATAGTTATTATATAAATACTTTAAGAGAAGGCTGTGATAAAAATATTTCAAAAAATATTTGTTGGACATATACTGGGAATGTTGCATTTCTATGTTTTATTATAATGACGGTAGTTTTTCTTCTTATATCACCACTAGATTTTGGACCTGCAAAATTTCTTCAATTTTTACCAAAAATCATATTAACTAACCCAACTGTTCCACTCAGCATATTTTTAATCATTGCTTATTTAATGCTTTGGATTTCGTTGATTATTGTACTTTTTCGCCACAACTCAAAATTATTCGACGACGAAAGCGACCCTGTAAATGCAACGTTTACAGCAATTGGAATACTCATGTTCTTATTATTACTTTTTAAAGATACATTTATTGTTAAGGGAATTATACATATGGTAATGTATATAAAAAAACAACCATGGTCTGCAATTTTGTTACACGCAACCATCATAACAACATTTATAGCATCTATTTATTCTACTTCAATGTACTTGGAATCTGAGGCTTATAATAGTAACCTGTTGGGCATTCAAATACTAACTACTGTATTATCTGCAATCTTTCTTGTTTATTTAGTTTCAATATTTAAGGGATTTCGGGAATATTATATATCAATATCATAGGCTATATCCCATTATCGCGGTTTCGCTTGTTCTTTACTTTTATTCATAATTAATCATAATTAATCATAATTAATATAATATATATTAATTATATTAAACCTCATTATTTTCTATTCATAATTCATATAAATGTCACCACAAAGTTATTATTTTATATTATTTATTTTTATTTCAATTATTTCTATAATACTATATGGTTTGATTCATAAATTTATTGGAAATGAATGGCTCTTTACAGTTTTTCTGATTTTGATTCTCGCATTTGCAGCCGTATTACGATTTGTAATAAACCTACCAACCATTTATGTCATCATATTTTTATTGGCTTCCGTGTCCGGTTTACTTTTCCTTCTTGTGAACAAACTTGCAGGAATTATCATGTCCACAATTGTCGGATTGTTGCTGCTTCATTTGCTATACATTGTAGTCGTAAAAGGTGTAAATATAAATGAATCCGTCAATAACTTCTTCAACAACATGTCAATATCATCTGTAAGAGATGCATGGAACTCACTCACAAAAATTACCACATTCTTGTGCAGTTATTTCGTAAAAGGATTTTTGGTACAACTTGTTTCAAAATCAATGCTTATTATTTTCCTTATGTATTTGGCTCTAGTTGTCTACATTTACACAAGACAGCCATTCCAAATTGTATCGGATAATAAATCCATTTTCTTGTGCATATTCTTATTCATCGGATTTGCGCTCTTATCGTTGCTTGCCATGGGATTTGAAGCATTTGTGCCCTTCATCACATCATTTTTGAAATACATGATACTAATCGGAATTGTTCTTGGAATCATTCTTGCGATTCTGCATGTCTATAATAACGTTCCCATCATTGCAAACACAGTGTTGTTCGCCATAAACATTGCAATACTTGTTGGCATCTTTGCCATGATTGTAAAATTCATTGGCGCAGAAGCACCAGGTTATATATCCGGACCGCCATCATGGTCTGGTTTAATTTTTAAAATACTTATTTACTTACCTTGTTTGTGTTTAGATGCAGTTGAATTTATTAAAACCGAATTTAAATTGGCACAAACGCAATGGACCTATTTTATTATCCTTATTATTGAACTCATACTGATTGCATTACTATTCTTTCTTCCAAAAGCATTTGATGCTATAATTAATCACAATGGCGAAATAATACTGGACAGTGTGTTGCCTCTTAATGCAGATAATGATACAATACAAGTTACAACTACCGATTCAAATAATAACCAGACAAAATCTTTGACACCATCTCTAGCAGACAACGTTAAAAACGGTAACAAACCAACTTACAACTATGGAATATCTGCATGGTTTTACATTCACCCTCAACCCAAAAACACAAATTCAAGTTATACAACATCTGGTGGCGTAAATATACTTGACTTTTCAGGTCCAACTATAAATTATGATGCAATTAATAATCAAATAAATATTACTACCACTAATAATAATATAACTAATAAAATATCTTTACCAAGTCAGATTCCTTTGCAAAGATGGAATCATTTATTTATAAACTTTAACAATAATGGCATCATGGACGTATTTCTAAATAATAAATTGGAAAATTCTGTGCCAAATATAATCCCCCCTTTTCCACAAAGTTTAACTGTGGGAAAAAAACCGGGAATATATGGACAAGCATGCAATGTTGTCTATTATCGAAATGTTTTAGGAAGTGATGCAATTTCATGGATTTATAATACACATAAACATCTCAATCCGCCAACGTCTCCAAACTTTTAATTACAACAACTTTTTTAAATATTTTTATTTTTTTTATTTTTAAGATTTTAGGAATATATCTTGGTCTCTCTTGCTTGTATTTAATTTTACTTTATTTTCTTCAAGATTCTTTTTCAACTTTATTATTTGCATTCTTTATTCATATTTAAATTCAAGAAATAGAGAGAATAAATAAAATAAAATTATTAATAATTACAAAATATTAATAATTATAATAATAATATCTAATACACATTATATATATAGGTCATTTCATTTTATAATAAATATTCACTAATGGAATTTTCTTGGACAACAATTATTATCGTCATACTTTTAATTGTAATTCTTTATTTTGTTTGGACCATGTTATCTTCTTCTTCTTCTTCAACAAGTTCGACAGGTGGGTCAGATGCAAGTAAACCAACTCCGCTCCCCACTACCAGCTCCAATTCATTCTCATTTTCAACTTGGCTTGCTATAAATGATTGGAATGGAAGTAGTAGTGGCACCATTATAAAAAACACTATATCATCAACCACTACTGACTTTAAATTGTATTTAGGAGCGACTAGTAATGATTTGATTCTAGAAATTGGAACTGGAGCTTCAAAACAAACAATTACAGTGCCAAGTATAGTGCCGCTTCAAACATGGGCATCAATCATTGTTTCTGTAAATAATGGACAAACTGTTGATATTTATATTAACGGCAAACTAGTTCAAACAACTTATTTGAATAATCCTTATACTTTGAGTGGAACTGTTACGGTGGGTGGCGGAATCAATGGTTATATATCTACAACATTCAGTGCCACCCCAATGGGACCGCAAGATGCCTGGGATATTTACTCTAGCGGATTTGGAAGTGGAAGTGGAAGTTCCGTTACTAACTTTTTCAATAAATACAAAGTTCGATTCGCATTTGTGAAAGACAACGTGGAACTATCTAAGCTTGATATTTAATTGAGGAAATCAATGTCTCACTCCCATTATTTACTAATTATAATCATAATTAATTTATAATTATAATTATATTATATACAAAAATTAAAAACTTAAAAATGTTATTTTATGGAAAAGAAATAGACATCTTTTACATTATTTTACTTGTAATTTTTATTCTTGTTGTATACATTTTAATTTCATTTTACATGCAACAAAAGAAAAGCATTGCGCTAAGAACATCTTCGCAACCTATTATCAGCAAAACAAGCCTTCTTCCAATTCCCATAAAACCAAATGAAGTATTAGAGAGGGGCGCATTTGCAATATCACTTTGGTTGAATATCGCTTCGTGGGTGCCACCGACTGTTACAGATGCAAGTTTCAACATATTGACGCTAAACAACACAAATGCAAATCAAGTGACCAAGATATTAAATTTATACATTGATGCAAATTGTAAATTAGCTATTTCGTCAAATACAACAAATGCATTATTTCCAATATATCAAATAACATCATCCACTTTGCCAATAAATGAACCGGTAAATATCATTTTGAACTACAATGGCGATGACGATTATAAGGAAGATGAAGATGTCTTCTTAAGAGATTCCGACGGAAATATTCTAAAAGATGGCAATGGAAAACCAAGGTCAATATATAACACAGATGCTGGTTCGTTCGTTTATAACAATCGCGCGCTAGATGTCTTTATTAATGGGAGGTTGAACAATACCATTATTTTAAATAATACGTTGACAGGACAACAAAATGGAAGTAATTTTGTCTCATTTATGGACGCATCTATGAATTACTTGACAAATAATAATCTTGAAATTTATACTGGTACTACAAATGTCACACCTGGACCTGATGGAACAATTTCAAACGTAACGTTTATTAAAGGGGGGTGTTCGATTGAAGACGCGCAAAGTATAAACAATGACGGAAACTCAAGCAACATACTGGATACTCTATTTTCATATAAACTTCGATTCAGTTTACTCGAAGATAATAAAGAAATCAAAGTGTATGATACTTAACTTGTCTAAAAAACATCACAGCATGCCAGTCGTTTATTTTCACGATATTTATTCAAGTGTATAAAAGCGGTAAGCGGAAAATTTCTATTCTTTACAAAATAATTACTCGACGTATTTGTTCCCTGAAAATTTCCGGCATTCGCCATCGTTGCTCCGTATGCTGAATAAAATGAAAATCCGTTGCTCGTAATTGTGTCTGCTTTTAATTTTTGAAGACGCGTGCCTCCAGAAACAGCACCTTGTTGCGCAAATTGCGGATTATTTGGCTTGTATATCGTGCTACAATAACTGTTGGCAGGTTGATTGAGCGCGTTGTTATTATACGTTTTAGGATTTGAACAATTTTTCGATTGGTAAACCTGTGGACCATTTGGCGCATTCGTCGGATACAAAAATTCAAATGGAATATTATCATTTACACTTGGATAATAGACGCCGCTCGCTTTTTTTGTTGTTGACAGTCGTTGAGCTGCTGTTCTGCACCTAGATTGTAAATAACCACACGTGGTTTCATAATAGGATTGTCTCAACGTGCAAATGCCTGATTTAATTTGATTGTTTTCAGGATTACATGCAATGCATGCTGTATCATAAACGCTGGTAATTATCTCATAACTTTTATCATCATTTACTTTATCTTCTTGGTCAGGAATCGTTTCAGCAATCGGAGTTATCGGAGTCACATAAAAAATATCCGGAACTGTTGGTTCATCGTTATCATACACAATATCGTAAATGGTTGGAGCCCCCGGAATGTCGACAAATATTTCCATAATAATTGGAATACTAATAAATTCTGTTGGAACAGATACTGCACCATTATTTTGAATTTTATACCCTTCATCAAAATTATTTATTGCATATGTATCTGCTATTTGAAATGCATTACCACCCGTATCAATGCATTCGCAAGATTCTGCATTTGTTTTGTATACGCTTGACCCCGGAGTGTCCATCAGCTGTACCGTTGCCATTCGTTTTTGGCTAGAGTTGTCTGTTGACGGATTTGTGGGAACCAGCTGTCTGCGCCAATGCTTCAACGGGCGCGCTTTAAACTCTGGTCCTATAAAATCGTGCTGATTTATATCCGGCGGAACATTGTTTGCATTCGGACGATGCATCCCCGGAATCACATTGAATGCCGTGTCAACCTTTGTTGCATAATGCGGCTTTCTCGTTGTCCTTAAAGTGTTTGAACTTCTAAAATTTTGCGGATTATTTATTTTTGGAGTGATTGTTTTCATTATTTATTTTTTATTGTTTCTTGTTTATTATTGTGACTATAATATAATAATTAATTATTATTATTATTAATTATTTTATTATTAATATTAATTATTATTATTATTTATTATTAATAATTTTATTATTGTATGAAATATAAAATATAACATGTAATTTTTTCATTTTTTTATAACAACTTCCAATTGTGAAATAGTGTATGGACTTTGTATAAGGTACACTTCATCATCATCTGGGCTAATTTTATATAATGAACAATCTGCATATTTTATTTTCATTTGTTTGGTAGTTTCAGTATCTTTTTTTCGCATTGACCTTGACCCTTGTTCTTCATCTTCATCCTGTTTTTCATTTTCATTTTCTTGATAATCAGGGTTGAATTGAAGTGAAGTTTGATATGTTTCAAGAATGTTATGAATAATATCGAGTTTTCTCAAAGGGTCCGGATTCTGATTTATATTTTCTTGCTGTTTTTCAATGTTTACCAATATAGCCTGAATATCATCGCGAATGCGAATCAGCTGCACATGTCGTTCTTTGTTATTTACAACATTTTCATAATCTGAAACATATTTTTTATATATCTCAAGCTCCCTGTTGAATTCAGGAATTTTCACAGTAATTTCAGCAAGAGCTTCATCTTCCGTTTTATAATTAAACAGTAAATCAAGTTTCAAGTTTATAATTTTTTCCTTCATTCCTTCAACCTTTTTAAATTGCGATTCTATCAAATCATGAAGGTTGTGCGTGTTTCCCATCTTAAATCCACGACTTTTTTTTATCTTTTGCATTTTTAATAAAATATTCCCGATTGTTTCTGATTCTGAAATTTCTCCCTTTATTGCAAGTCTTTTTTTTTCATTTGTTGATTCTATAAATTTGGTTTTTTTGTATAAATTATTAATTATTTTTTTTCTTTCTTCAAAATAGTCTTGTTTCAATCTAAAATAATTCATAATCTTTTCATCATTTGATTCTTCAGATTCAGTAGTCATGACTAAATAAAAGTTTTAAAAGTGTACTATATAACTATAGATACAATTTAAAATTATTAAAATAATTTAAAGATTTACAAATACATCACAATAGTTTGAATAAATATCGCCACGTACGTAAACCATGGAAAATGTTGTAAAACCAATGACAAAAGAATATCTCAAAAATTATCCTAAAAATAAAGAGTTATATAGAGTTGTAAGTTTGATAACCAATGGTGTCATGAATAAAGTAAATGGGCGCTTATATCCAGCTTCTGATTTTTGCCTTGAAACAGCATTCAAGTATTCTACTCCTTTTGAAGAAGAGTGGGTTTATAGTACATTGCGTAATTTTATTTATCAATCACAAATGCAATCGTCAATATTGGAGTTTCAAAATATACAATTCAAATTGACAAATGATGCAAACGAAAGAACAAAAATACGAGAACAATTCATTCAAGATTTGTCGAAAGAGCTTCAAGTTGTATTTCCTGATAGTAAAATAAGCTGGATTGAAAAATCGCATTACCCTCACGGGTACAACTACCATGAAATCAAAAAAATGTTTATTGAAATTGATTGGACGCCATCACCATCGTGATTGTGAATGCATGGGAATGGATTGTCAATGATGGTAAGTCACAGGTCACCATGAAGGCAAATCTGTAATCAAATTAGCGTGAGTTATACCACCTTTTTGTCTATCCATTTTTATTGTTGCAGACACGTTATTTAGTTTTGTTAAAATATATTGTTTTTCTTGTTGTTTCTTTCTCTCTTTTTCTTCAGGAGTAAGTTTTCCTTTATACTTGAAATATAAAATCCCTCCTAAAAGTATGGCAAATAATGCAAACATTGACACGTTGAATACGGCATTGTAGTGATGTGACTTTACTTGATGACATCCTTTCAATACACCGCTAATAAATGATTTTACACCGGGTTCAGTTAATAATGGTTTATCATTATTTTCACCTAGACCTAGTCCATTACCATGACCTATTCTAAAAAAATTCATCAAGTCTTTTGTCTGTTGTCTGCGTGTCTTGTATGTGTGTGTGGTGCGCGATTACTGATATATTTTTATTTCTATAAAAGATAATAGATAATTTCATATTAATTTTATACACAGTAATTAATATAAAATTTAATATATTGATAATACAAAGATATTCCAATTTTCAAATTATTTTAATATTACTAAATAAATAAAAAATGTCTTCTCCTCAACCAACAACAACACAGCCGGCGGCGGCGGCATCAACGACAACGACGACAGCATCTTCAACAACGACCTCATCCTCAAGCGCCGCTCAAGTCATTGACCCAGCCACCTCCATATTTGTTTACATTGGAGTCACAGTTGTATATTTCGCAATGAAGTATATGATGCCAGAAAAATCAACCGCTTTATTTATTATTTATTTCATTTTAGTCCTTGTGAGTCAATTTATTTTGAATATATATTTAGCCAAACAAATGTGTAACAATCCTTCAAATGTTGGAACTGCAGCAGTTGCAACAATTATTCCATGGGTTGTTATTTTCGGCTTACTCAATTTACTGTTGACAATGTTTCCTGGATGGCTTGCTGCCTTTTCAAATACAATCGGCTATGCTATCGCAAGTATCGCCGGCGTATCGTCACTTTTCACAGAAAAATTGCTAAATGTTGACAATGAAGATGGAACCCGTGATACATTAAAAGTGATTCAAAATATACTTAGTGACCCTTCTACAATTATCAACACATTAAATGAGGCAAATGTGAAAGATTTTTGGAATAAAAGCGTAACTCCTGGTGTGAATTTATTCAAAACAAACTTTGAACGAATTGAAATTGATGATGATAAACATTATAACAATCCATTATTTTATGAACTTAAAAAGTATATTATGCTGAAAAACCTTGTTTCTTATTTTATCTGGTATTTGCTTACGGGAATCCTAATCACATCGATTAGTTACAATTACATGCTGTCAGTTCCGTGTGTGCAAACGCCCAAACAAGCACGAATTGCGGCTGCTCAATTTTTGGCAGATAAAAATAACGCAAAACAATCTGCAGATGCTGCCAAATCAAAAGCACCTGTTTATAAAACGGATGGGAAATAAATAACTCCTCTCTTATCCCTTTAAAAAAACCGATTTATTTCCAGGACTTACCCCTCCCTTTGATTATTCTTTTCTTTGATTTTCTTTCTTTCACAATTATTTTCTTTGATTTTCTTTTAGATTTTTTTTTAGTTTTTTTTTTAGTTTTACCACCCATCACTATGCATGATAATTTATCATATTCTTCATATGTTTTTAGTTTGTTATCTACAATAACACGGGCAACTTCCACCCTTATATCATCCGGACTGTATGTCTCGGTAGGATAATTTAGTTGGAATGACTCTAAAATCGTTCGTTTCCCTTCAAATAGTGGTTCCGACATTTTTGACACGTTTTTTTCTCTCATTTTTAATAAAAATAAAAACATTATTAAATTAGATTCTCTCTCATCTACTGGAGTTTTTGGTTTTAAATTTGTGTAAACTATAGCCGGCGGTGAAGTGCGAAATGCCATAATGTCTGTTAAAAATTGTTTTGTTGAAAAATATATATAATAATTATTACCTTTATAAATTATATTGATTACAATTGCTGTTTTATCAGGAATTTCTAAACATCGTAAAAACTCTAAATCTGGATTTCGATTTCTTATCAAATCATCTTTCACCTCATAATTTAGTTTATTTTTCAAAATCGTTTCCGGACTTTCTAATTCTGTTGCTACTTCGCCTCTATTCATTATAAACGTGTAAATATATATACAAATATATTTTATAAAAAATATATATTTATAAAAAAAAATCAAACACTAAACCACTTTGATGAAACAATTATATTCGCATTTGTTTCAGTATCAATCAAATAGGAATCGTAAACTGACATGAAATATTTTTCAAACCACCGTTTGCTAATGATGTTGTATTCCTTATCAAACGCGTATTTGCAATAACACTGATAAATTGCGTACAACGATTGACTCGCGTTTGCACTATCGATTTTTGTTTCCTTGTATTTTTTCACGAATTCCTCGATTTCTCCCCTTTTATTCCATATACTCGACCTGCATCCCACGTGAATCAAATACTTATCATCTTCTATAATAATATCCGGGTAATAATGTTTTATAAGTCCGAGTAACATCTTGTCCGTAACATTATTGTGCAACAGCGTGGTCGCAGACCGTTTAATTGATTTGTTGAATAATGACAACAACTCATCCAATTCTAGTTCATATTCTTCTTCCGCTTCTTCTTCCAGTTCCGGATTATTGAAATCTATAATATAAGTATTCCAGAATGTCATAAAATTGCAAACAAATGGTAAATGTTTACTCGTTCTATTTTTTATGACTGTGTTGTTATCCGATAACGATAAATTGGCGGCGGCAGTGTCAAATTCCAAATTCAACTCTTCACAATGTGTTGATAACAAGTGCTGGAGAGAATGATTAAAAAATATATTTGGAATATTTTCTTCTTCAATAAATATTTTCCACAAATATGACATATTTTTACACGTTATATTATAACCAGGACACTTTTCCGTGGTGGCATGAATAAATCGCGCCACAATTTCAAGGTTCGTATTATTTTTTAAATATAAAGCATGATTTATTACCGAATAGTCATTACAATACTTATCCAGAAATAAGTCGGCGCACACATACCGCGTCGAATAATGGGATGCAACGCAAAATAAATCAATAACGTGAGGAATGATGTGCGATTTAAAATAATCATTGTAAGCATTTGACAACTCGCACACATTTATAAGTCGGCAATCTTCATTCGCGTGCTCATAGTATTTGAATTTAAAATGAGGTAATAAATTAATACCATAGTACTTGTAACACTCCTGATTTAATTCTTTAATAAAAGGAATAAAAGTTTTTGAATTAATAAAATAATGAAATGAATTTTTTTTATGTAGAATATCCCCTACGATTGTAAGAAAGTATTTTACTGCATCTTTATTGTGAAATAATACAGGTGTTAAAAACCGTATGACATTTTGAATTGTTTCAGATTCTGGTATTGATTTTAATATATTGTTATTCTCTCGAATTCGTTTTATGATTTGTATTTTAATTTTGTATTTCCACGGCATCAGCTCTTTGTGGTTTGCACTAATTGTTGTCAAAATGGAATGTTGAATGTTGTCCTCTTTTATAACTTCATACACTTTATCTTCAGAATACATAAAAAATAACTCAGTTCCAGAATGATAAAAATATCGAGTTTTTGCAATAAATTCTTCAATAAATTCATCCGATTTTTCTTCTAATGATTTTTTTCTCTCTTCTCTCTGTTGACATTGATGAATCGTATTTTCAAGAATTGTCGGCACCACATCCATAATATGATGAATCAACTTTTGTTGCACATTTGGAAAAGCATTGTACTTGTTATAGAGCGTTGTAACCATGTTTACAGCTTCCGCAATGCCAGCGCCATTATGGTTCTGGTTATGTGATGTTGTTGTTGTGTCTGTGTTTGTCATAAATTTTGAATAAAATCAATTATAAAAAATGTATACGTGTAATAATATATCCGCATATATGTTTATATAAATTCTCATAATTATTTATTATTCATTTATTAATAAAATAAATAATAATGTCAATATATGATATAAGTATTCAAAATGCCACAACCATTACCCGAGAATCGTTTGTATTTAGTTAAAGGAAATAGAATATTAATGAGACATAAACAACGTGAATCCGTGAGAAAAATTCCAGTAAAACAAAATGATAACAATGTAAATTCTGAGAATTCAATAAAGACTCCACCGGTTTTAGATAGGGGTCATTTTGAAATAGAAAAAAAACACTATGATAATCACATTAGTTTGACAAGTTATTCAAACTCATTATTATCAAATACTGTAAACCAAAATGATGTACAACAAATAGAATTTACAATAGATTCTCGTATAAATATATGGGATCAGCATAAAACAGCTAGTTGTTCTGCGCATGCAACTTGTTTTCTTTATACATACATTATGGCATTCAAAGGTGTAGATTGGAGAGATTTCGCACAATGTAATCAAGATTTTCAATGCATAGGTAATGCATTCCTCAACAGTCAGGCATTTAACAGCACACTTCGTCCTCTTACTTTAAAATTAGGATATGATATGTGGTTAAATTTTGATAATGATTTTTTTCGTGTCAGTTATGACGACATAGATGGTTATTTTAGTCGTTTATTTGTAATGTGGTCGGCATATTACACGCCACTTGGTTCTTATGACTACAATATTCAAACCACAGTCAGTCCATCTCCGCCAGTAGTGTCGGAAGGAACATGGATTATAAGCGCTTTAGTTGGATTACAAACATGGGGGTGTGTTCCATTATTAGCAAATAATGTAGGGTTTACATTTAAGCAATTCAGCGAGAATTTTTCAGACACAATAATAAACACAACTACCGCTGCATTCAATGGACCTGTTGAACGATACACAATTGATAATTTAACGAAAAATGACTTGGATAGTAAAGTAACTGCTTTTAATGCAAGTTTCAATCCATATTGGTCTATACAAAAAAAAAATAATTTTAAAATTGTTACAGTTCCACAAGAACCAAGTGTAATTATTTCAGTATTGAACCAAGGATATCCTGTTACTGTTAGTATGACAATAATTAACTTAGATTTAGATGGCGCCTTCGGAATTCCTTTAGTCACACAAGATGGATTAAATAATGTTTTACAATACACGGACAAATCTCAAACCCAAAATAATATCCCACTTTCCACTCACGCGGTTATTGCAGTAGGTTATACGAATAAAACCACTAGTGGTAACTATTATATAAAAATAAGAAATTCGTGGTCAACTAAATTTGGAGATAATGGTTACTTTTATATGCCAATGTCATTTTTTATTAATCCTGAATATTGCACAGCATTATATACAATTGCATTATCAGGCATTGATGTTATAAATATTCCGGGTGTTATAACAACGCCAACAACCACAACCGTTTATGATTGGCGAAATCTTAAAATCGGAGAGACAAAAGTATTTACTACAAATAATGGGTCGTTGTATAAAATAAACGATAGCATATTCATATTCTATTCAGTGAAAGATAGTATAACTGGTGAAATTACAAATATCAATGGAAATGATATAACGATTTCAATAACTACATTCACAAGCAACGCTGCATATACTACATTAAACACACTTATAAATGTACCGCCAGATGTTCCATTAGCAGGTTCGCAGACGGATGTTACATTTACTCTAGGCAGAAGTTTAGGTGTAAATTCAATCATTACAGGAGGACAGTGTTATTTATACTCAGTTCAAGAAACACCCTTACAAATCGATATTACGGCGGCGGGACGACCAGTTTTTTCGACGGATCCGCAATATCCACTCCAAACTAAACCTGTACAACTTGCGTACACGCTATCTGATTTCACACTTGTGGAAGGTTGCTTTGTTGAGAAAACTGAAACACCCCAAATTCGAGCAATATCTACTACTGGTGTTAGATTTGATTGGGGATTTAATAGTCAAGGTCCAGGTTTTAGGGTCTTTGCTGGGGTATTAAGCGGATACACGCTTCCATATGAAGTGGGGGTTATTTCTATTATTTCGTGATAATTCGCGGAACAACTAGTGTATAAGAGCAGCACTATTGTAATATTTTTAATTTCCACACAAAGCGCCATTTGCATTCATCAACCCTAAAAACATTTTGAACCTGTGATTTAAATTGTAAACATGGGTTTCAAGGTTCGATAAATCCGCTGAAATATCAAATGTCCTCAAATAATAAAAATATTTTTCATTATGCGTCTTTATCTTTTTTAAAATTGCATCCAATTCATTATGCAATTTTGTACACATTTCATGAATTCCTGTCAATGCTTTATGAATACTTGCTTTTTCATGAACAATTTCTGGTATTTCTGAAATATAACTTTCAATTACTTCTAATTTATAAATAATATCCAATTTTTCTATTTTTGATTTAATGTACATCTCTCCACACATGTATTCCGATAAAATTTCGTATATTTTTGCATTTGTGGCACCAACAGAGCGTAAAACCGCGTCCCTCTGTAATAAACTCGCAACAACCAACGCCATTCTAAAAAATATATATATAAAATATATGTTATATAAAAGTATAAATATAAATTTATATACTTTTATATAATTAATTCATTCGCTTTCAAAATGTTTCAAGTTAAAAAACTAGTTTCGCACGCAATAATACCTAAAAGAGCCACCGAAGGCAGTGCCGGATTGGACATCAGTTCATCCGTTGATGCAACCATTCCGCCTCACAAATGGTGCGCCATTTCCACTGGCATTTCCATCATGGTGCCGAAAGACTGTTATGCAAGAATTGCACCGAGAAGCGGCTTGGCATTCAAATACGGAATACAGGTTGGCGCCGGAGTCGTTGACAGCGACTATACGGGTGAAATAAAAGTTATCCTGTTTAACCACGGAGCATACGATTTTACAATCAAAGCAGGTGATAGAATTGCACAATTAATTTTTGAGAGAATATTCACAAACGATTTGGAAGAAGTTGAAGAGTTGGTAGAAACAGAAAGAGGCGCGGGAGGGTTTGGTAGCACGGGATTATAAAAACTACTTGTACTACTTATAATATTTTTTACTCTTTTGTCGTTGTCGTCGTCGTTTACTTTGCTCACGTCGTTGTCGTTTGCTTCGTTGTCGTTTGCTTCGTTGTCGTTTACTTCCACCCAAATAATCGTATGGTCCAGAGTCAGGGTTAGCAGCATAATATTTAGCAATATCTTCTTTCCAATATTTTTGTTGTTTTTCTAATTGTTGTCGTTGTACTTGTTGTTGTACTTGTTGTTGTAGTTGTTGTATTGCGATTTTAAGCGATTGTTTAAGCGAATCAATAACTTGTTGTTCTTGAAGGGAATATACTTTCGTACCAGGTGCATATTGGTTTGGAATTTTCATTCGTCCTTCACCACAATGTGTATACACATTACGTTTTTGAAACAGAAGTAAATTATTCATATGATTTAAAAGTTCAAATTGAAGAAGAGCTGATAAATATTGTTCATCTATTTCACGTTCTTCATCTGTGTATGATTTCCAAATATTAACAACAGGTGCTACTATATAATCAAAAACAAAATAAACAAAACTTTTTTTTACACAAGACATGTCTTCGACTACAGCTGGCATTTCTTCCCAAAGATGAAAATTTGAAGTTCGTTGGTTTAAATATTTATTTCCTTTATCTCCATATTTGGTTTTCTGTGATTCCAAGTTTCTTGCTTCTTCACAAGGGAAATATTGAAGGATTTTATAATAATGTTGAAACATTTGTTGGTTAAGAAATAGTATTTGGAATTTATCTAATAAATCACCTTTAAATTCTGGTGTACCGTAAGCAACAAATGAATAATCAACACCGGGATTATTGGGAGGAGAAAATATAGGAAATGTTGGTCTAACGCGCCCGTTTGGTAATGGCATCATCGCATAAAATTGGTTAAATTTTTGACATGTAATTTCAAAAGGGTTTTCTACAGACACTGCCGCTCCCGCTGCCGCTGCAGCTGCACCTGCATCTGTCGCTGCACCTGGTTTTTTTTGAAACTTTCCAAAAAATGCTTTCATCCTTTATAATATGTATATATTATTATTTTTTATTATGCGTTGTGAAACAAAGTATCGACCGATATTTTATAAGCCAATGTTCTATTACTGTATTTGTGCTCATTATATTGGTCTTTCAAAACAAATAACTTATCACAAGTATTGTGCAACATTTTTTTCAAACGTTCTTCAACCTTATCCAAACTCCAATAATCATTTGAATTATTTTGCACCCATTCAAAATAACTCACAACCACACCTCCACTATTGCACAATACATCAGGAATTACTTCAATGTTTCTTTCAAGCAGTATTGCGTCAGCCTCGGCAGTTGTCGGTCCATTTGCACCTTCTGCAACAAGCCTGCAACTTGAATCGATGTTTTGGGCAACATCTTTTGTTATTTGGAGCTCTTTTGCGGCTGGAACTACAATGTCACATTTCATTTTCCAAAAATATTGTTCGCTTATTTTTTCAATATCTTTAAACAGAGGCGAATTCTCTAAATTATACAATCCTCGATTGTCAGTATTATATTTTTTCAATAATTCAACGTCGACGCTACGTGCATCATTGAATCTATAATACCCGGTATGGTCGCCAACTGCCAAGCACGTGTAACCAAACTGATTCAAAAAATGCATCGTCCACACGCCGACATTTCCAAAACCTTGCACAATGTATGTTTTAAGAGGAGTATCTATAAAATCCTTGTGATGTTTATTCCAATAATCAATTGTTAACGCAACACCCAAACCGGTGGAGTGGTTTCGCCCTAAGGACCCTCCGCAATCCACACTTTTACCCGTAAAACAGCCTAAATGTGATTTGTTCGATACATTGCTCAACTCTTGATATTTGGAAACCATCCAGTCCATTGTTTGACTCGATGTTCCGATGTCCGGTGCCGGTATATCAAGAGTTGGACCAATATTTGTATAAATAGCAGCACAAAATGCTTTCGAAATATTCATATTTTCATTTTCTGAATATTTTCTTGGATTATACATGACACCCCCCTTTGCTCCGCCAAACGGTAATTTGTTAAGCGCACATTTTATTGTCATCCAAAATGCCAGTGCCTTACACTCTTCCATGTGCACCTCTTCGCTAAAACGCAATCCACCTTTGTATGGACCCAACCAATTATTATGTTGAGCACGATACCCGGTAAAAATTTCAACCCGGTTATCATCTAATACAACAGGAAAATTTACATTAATCTCTTTATTATGCACATTGAGACATTTCAAAAAATCAGCATCATAATCAAAAGTTTTAAAAACGGTTTCCAACTGGGAATGAAATAATTCCGAAATTTCACTTTTCTCCATATGGCTTTTACAAATTATAATTTATATATATAATATAATTGTCTTTTAATTACTATTTTATATATATAAATGTATATTTAATTATGTTTTTATAATGAAGAATCATAAACATCATCAACCAATCCATATTCAATACACTTTTGCGGATTAAGCCAAATATCATGTTTCAATAATTCAGTCAATTCTTTTTTTGATATTTTTGTGTATTCGCCATACAATCGTTTAATTTGTTTCATCAATTCATTCAAATGTTTATATTCATCTTCAATTTCGCTCATTTTTCCCCACATCTTACTATTCAATTGATGAATGAGCATGTGCGCATTCTTACCTATAAACCGCTTAGTGCAAACCACGCTAATGATAGTTCCTGCAGACGCCGCGCAACCCTCAATGATGGAATAAATAGGAACGCGTAGATTTTTTATCACATCTACTGCAGCATACGCATCGTAAAGTGAACCACCAAACGAATTAATATGAAGATAAATTGGAATATTTTTCACATTCAAATCAAATGACGTTGTATGAACAAATTTTTCTGCTTCTCTCAACAGGATATTCAATTGAAATATAGATTCACGCGAAACTTCGCTATAAAAGTATACATGATTATTTTCCCTTACAATCTTTGATTCCTCATCATCATCATCATCACTGTCACTACTGTTACCATTGTGCTTCGAACTAGCTTTTTTTTTCGTAGATGATGATGCGTCTTTCAGTATTTTTAGCGACGTTATGTTCCTCATAACTTATTGTATGTATATATAATACAAACAAACCTTTATATAGGTTTGATTTCTATAATCGTCAATCATTGTTTTTACATTTTGTCTCATTTTAAATTTTCAAGAGTGTAAATATAAAAAAAACTATTATTTACATCTTCATCACAACTACACTACACCGACAATTCCAATTCCGACAATTCTACCTTAATTTACACTCGTGGAATTTTTACTCCCAGAACACTTTGTATTTTATTCACGTGTGTCGCATTATAGACACACGTTCCTCTTTCAATCTCAGAAACAATTGAAACATCAAAATTACATCTTTGTGCCAATTCCTTTTGCGTCATTTTTTTTTCACATCTTGCTGCACTAACAGCCAAGGAAGTGTTTTTTGAAACATATTTTGTTTTTTTTACATCGTCATCTGATGCGGCTGCATAAATTCCAACGGATGCCAACGACGACGAAGTTTTTTGATTGGTTGCCGGTGGTGCAGGTTTTTCTGCTGGTTTTTTATTGAAAACGACGGGTTCCCAATCTTGATGATGCGACGGTTGTTTTGACATGTTTACAATTTGATTTGTTTTTTATTGATACTTTATTGATTATATATGATGATATATATAAAATCAATTTTATATTATATTTTTATTTATTATATTAATTGCATCAATTTGTTCTTGTAAAGTTGACAGAAAAATTATTGAAACCTCGATTATAGTATTGACTGCTAACGACATCTAATTTACTACTTAATCCAGGACCATAAGCATTTAATGATAATGTTCCGCCTCCGCCATTTATTTTCACAGACCCTTTGCCAGAGTTCCATGCCACACCGTTTCCAGATGTTGTAAATGGCGGCGAAACAGAATTAGTCCAAGTAATTCCATCAGGTGAATTCGATTGAACAGTTCCACCAAATGCAACCCAGCCAATTCCAATCCATGCTAAGCTTGTTACCGGTGTTCCTGTTACTATTGGCGTTGTTACAACGGTCCAACTGGTTCCATTTGTCGAATATGCGACTATGCCATTTCCGCTGCTGTTGTCACCACCTGCGACCCACATTGAACCATTCCATGCCACACATTTTCCTTGTGTTGAGAACGGCGGCGACAATGTAACAGGAGTCCAAGCAGTTCCATTTGATGAAGTTGCAAGAGTTGCTCCTCCTTGTCCAACTGCAACCCACATTGAACCATTCCATGCAATTCCATTTCCAGATGTTGTAAATGGCGTTGTGGAAACAGAAGACCAAGTAATTCCATCTGGAGATGTTGCCATTGTTTGCGTTCCTTGCCCCACTGCAATCCAGTTTAAACCATCCCACGCCACACCGTTTCCGCTGATGGTAAATGGCGATGCAACTGAAGTCCAGACAAGTCCATCTGAAGAATTTGCTATATTATATGTTGCACTTGTTCCCACAGCGACCCACATTGAACCATTCCATGCAATTCCATTTCCTCCTGATGTGAACGCATTTGTTGTCCAAGTTGTAAGGGTTGTAGGGAGCCAGCTAATTCCGTTGTCTAATGAATAAGCTATTGAATCATTTGGTGTGGCGCCTACTCCAACAGCAACCCATTTTGAACCATTCCATGCCACACCGTTTCCTGTTGTGAATGGCGATGTAACAGGTGTCCATGTCAAACTATTTCCACTTCCATCCGAATAT